TTCCTCATAAAGATTTTTAAGGCGCTCATCAGATTGTAAAATCTTATTCATTCCCTCAAAACCTAACTTGATATTTTTCAAGTCAGCTAGAGCCTTATCACGCTCATCTCTAATTTGTTGCAACTCAGCCAGTGCCTCATCACGCTCAGCAAGAGTAAAAGCCTCTGAGATAGTTTTATTAGCTAATTGAATACCTAAATTATTAATAACTTTGTCTTGTGTGTTCATTTTTCACCTTTCTAAATTCTTACGTCGTATCGTCCCGGAGAACCGAGTTTGTTTCGTTTAAACCAGTTTTCAATGCCAATAAAATTCTGATTTATTAAATCAAATACTTTTGCTAGAGATTTGCCTTTTATCCATATTTCATGACTTGCCCCTATTGTTCCAACTTTCATTGTTTCAACATTTTTAATTTCATTGTTGACATTATCAAAAATAATAGCTCTCTGGTCACTCGCATTGTACATCATCGCTATTTCATCACCGTATAAATTGACGGCTGTTGTATTATCATTAGTATTCCAGATTTGAATACCAGCAGAACCATCATCCATGTTCACCCAGCCATGTGAGTTAGACATTAGAGCAGTATATGAACCTAGTTTGTTATGGATAGCCCCTTTATGAAATACAAGATACTGTATTGGCCTGTCAGCAAATTGATTGAAAATTCCTACACCCTCCCCATTCATTTTTATCCAGCCACTCTGCAAATCAAAATTAGTTGTTCCATTCAAAGATGATAGATTACCACCTCTGATAACATTTGCTGTCAATCCGTCTGTGACAATGTTCTTAGAAGAAATATTGATAATTCTAGCCTGACTAGCGTCAATTTCTCCGATGTGAGCAGTGCCAATTTGAGCGTTGCCAATCATAGATTTTTTAATTACACCGTCTTTAATGTATGTCTTTTCTCCGATTGAGATTAGTCCCTCATTGATTTTAACTGAACCGTCAGGATTTAAATTGATAGCACCTAGCACATCACTGGCGCTATTCAGAGTTTTAACAGACCATGAATTAGATAACAGTGTCATTTGTGCCCGTGTAGCCTCTGAGGTTTTTTTGGCCTCCTCAGCCTTTTCAGCTACTTCAATCGCTTTTGCTTGAGCATTTTCTGCTTTATTTTGAGCATTCTCTGCTTTATTTTGAGCATTCTCTGCTAAGTCTTTAGCCTCGTTTGATTTTTTGTAGGCATCGTCAAATTGACTAGGTTTATAAGTCCCCGTTCTACTACCTCTGACAAGAATAGGCTCCTTAAATTCAATCCAGCCGTTCTTAGCCATGTAAATATAGAATGGATAGTTTGCATCTTCTCCGAAAAGGAAATCTTCCTGAACAGTAAACGTTCTTTGAAATTCTCGCCATTCATCACTTGCGGGTGTGTTAGGATTTGCTAAATCAGCAGACAATAGAGCTTTATTCAAATTGTGGTTTTTTACAACAAAAACAAAGTTTGTATCTACTTTTTCACGAATACGATACTTAAAACCTAAAGTATAAGTCTCACCACGATAGATTTTTTTAACGTAGATAGGCAATGTGAAACCGCTGAAATTATAACTAGTCAATCCTTGAGCTTTTATCGTAAACACACCATCAGTTACAGATACATTAACTCCATTTCTAGTAGCATTTACTAGCGTATGCTTATCCATAGTCATAGAATTAACGATCAGATTGTTATCATCTGTTACATATTTCCCAACCTCAGTCTGGAAAATCTCGCTACTCATGATAAGCCGTGATAGCTTGTCAGGTGCTCCTGTTTCGGATATACCTAAGATACGCTCATGGATCTTAGCCGTTTCTCTTAAATGTTGAAATTCTGAGAGAGAAACCTTGCCATTTAGGTCAGTCCTCAAATTAGCAATTAAGTTAGAGGTTTCTACGGCTGTTTGATTAGCTTTATTTAAAGCCTGTCCTGCCTTACCGTCAATTTGTTCGGTCTGAGTTTTTAAAATAGACAATTCTTGCTTATTGTCTTGCCTATATAGTGATAACTCTTGACCTGTTGAGTTAGAGGTGTTTATAGCCTCTTGAGCAAGTCTCTTAGAGGTCTCAGCTAATTCTTGAGTAGCATTTGACTTTTTGAGTAAATCAGAAACTTTCTGGTCATTTTTTTCTTGTAGAAAACCTATCCTATTATTGACAGACTCAAGTTGTTGGTCTACATCTTTCTGAACAAGGGCAACATCCTCAGTGTCAAGGCGTTTCTCCCACATGCTGCCATTCCAGATATACATCCGTTGATAACGGCCATTTTTCTCAAACCATGTATCACCTATTTTGTGCTCAATATTTTTGGCTGGTGTTTCATTCCAAATCTTATTACCAGTGCCACTGATGAGATACTGAGGTAGAGTGCTCTCAATAGAGGCCTGTCTTTCCTCAACTACTGATAGACGGTCAGCAATTCCTGCAGTCATGCTAGATGACAGAGATTGACCGATAGTGCCTAGCGTTATCTCCTCATTAGAGTCAGTGTAGACATCATAGACTACCTTGACTACTTTCTCAGTAGTCGTAGTGATGTCAAATTGTGGATAGTAGAGAGGGATGATGTCACAGAGCTCAACTTCCTCCATGATCCCAAAATCTTGATAGTCCAAAGTCTGTGACAAATCTACATAAGAGACCTCTGTAGAAATTTTAGGAGCTCCAATGTTATTACTATTGATGTAAGACTGACCTAGTGACCTCAATTTTTCAGCTGTTGGGGGGTGCTTGTCATCAAATTTCCCTGAGAAATCTACCAGAGATATTCTTCTCTGAGCGTATAATTTCAAATAAGGACTATCTATGATGTGCTCAGGCAATGTGACTAAGACCTCATGTGAGTCCTCTGAGCCCTCAACATTTGGCGTGTAACGTGCAAATGGATAGATAGAGGTATAGTTACCGTCTAGGAGCCTCTCCTCCTCTACACTGAGCAAATTGCGCCCATACTCTAGCACTGTTGGAGCCTTACGCCCCATCTGTTTATGCAAGATAATGAGGTTATTATCGAACTCATACTCACCACCGAAAACATCAAGGATGGAGCCTGAGACCCCACCTAATGCTTTCCTAGCACTTCCAACCTTGTCTACCTCCCATGAGATATTACCTATAGTTTGGATGTCTGAGCTAACATCAAATACATCATCTCCTACTAAGTTATCTTTCCAAAGTCTAAGAGCTGCCTCAGCGGTAACCTTTGAGGCTTTTACCACAGGTTTCAAGGCAATGTCTGAGGTTCTCATAGAGATATGACGGGCATAAATTTCAATATGTTCACTACTATTCTTGACAATACGGTTAATCTCGAATGTTTGCCACTTAGTCCTCCTACCAGCGTCTGACTTGATTTTCATTTCCTCTTTAAAAATAGAGGCAAAACGGCCATTTACTGGATATTTGATATATAGGTCATAATTACCATTTCTCTCTCTGGTAACAGTGACCTTATAAGCGTCTGAAATCTCACCCAGCCCAAAAGTTCTAAATGATCGTTCATCAGCTTTATATAATACTGGGTTCATAGTTTAACCCCCCAATTAGGCACGGCTGTCATGGTAAAATTACCAGTCCATGAAATCCTATTATTTCCGACATCAAAAAGAGGCATTCTGTGCTTACCGTTCCTTGTGATTTTATCCCAGGCTGACAGATTGCCACTATATACTAGATGTTTTTGCATATCTATTATGAGCTCATTTTGGACGCTCTCAAGTGATAACTGGTAGCCATTGATGGTCAAAATACCATTACCATTGCCTCTAATCTTAATTAGTGGCTTAGATTGTACGTTACCAAGATTTTTAAGTGTCATCCCATTTGTCAAAGGGATTTCATTGCGCCCAGTTTTCAAGAATTTAATAGGGTGAATTAAAAAGTTTAATTTCACCTCACCAAAATTCCTAAGCAATTCCTTAACGTTAAATGACTCAATAAATGTAGCAAGATAGATATAATCAGGATCCCATGAGAGCTCCAATTCTTTCCATCCCTTGACATTGAGCCAGTCACTTATAGCTACCTCTGATGTAGATAATCTTTCAACCGTGCTGATTTTCATAGGAAACTCACGCTTGACAGGTTTAAGTCTTTGATTGTCTTTCAAAAGCACCCCATCACGACCTGGCACCTCAATAGTCTCAACATCATAGGAGGTAGAGCTAAACTCAATATCATTTATAATTTTTAACCCAAAATCACTAGATTTCTTGCCATCAAATTTAATAAATGTGCTCATTAAACACCTCCTAATCTCTCTTGTTCTCTATTTGTGTACCATGCCATCTCTTTCATGAGGTGTTGTATGTCACGTTTCTCAGTCTCATCTACCTTGTTACCATGGTAGTTAAAATTGTACTGGTTGTTAATTTCTGCATTATTTCCTGAGTCAGATTTTTCAGACTGAGCTTGTGCAAGTCCAAGGCTCATTTTTAATGACTGACTTAATGTGTTATTGCCAAGTCCAAGCAAGTCCTCAGCACCAAATTTAAAGGCTGACATCTCTTTTTGAACATAGGCCAAGCTATCAGTAACATCTGAGGTATTCTGTTCAATACCTACGGCAATACCTTGAGCGATATAACGACCTACATTATCTCTAAATAGCCTTGATGGTGAGTGTATTCTAGCCTTAGCTCTTGCAGCTCTCTCAGCTTGATAAACAAGGGCATTAGCTGCAGCTGTCACAGTGCCTAGGGCTGAATACATACCACTTGCTAACCCTTGACTAATCATAGAGCCTACATAGCGCATAGTAGATACGCCTCTCATCCCTGCTGAGCGTATTGAGTTGACCATTGATGACATTGCTGATGTAGCCGATCCAATTCCTGAGCGTATGCCGTTTGTTATACCTGTTGAAACTCCACGGCCTGCCTGTTGACCAGCTTGAGTCATTTGACTTGCTGATTGTCTTACCACATTAGTCATCTGTTGCATACTTGAGCTCATTTGTGAGACAGCTTGTGTCATTGCTGACCTAATCACTGAATTAAGCTGAGACATAGCTGACACGGCAGAGCTAGAAATGTTAGCAAAACTAGAGGCTACTGTAGGAGCTGATGACGCTAATTGCATGATAGATGTGTTAGCTGTCATAGCTGAGGATGAAATCGCTGAGAATTGGCTAGGAATTGTGCCTAGCACCCCACCTAGTGAGCTAATAACTCCAGCCGTTGCAGAAAATCCTGATGTCATTGCTGATGTAGCTGACATAGTAGCTGTTAATGCACTTGATAAACCAATAAGGGCACTTTTTAAGACAGTAATGCCTGAAACAGCACCAGACAAGCTACTAAATGAGGCCACTGCTGATGTAGCAAATGTGCTCATGGCTGTTCCTGCTGTTGTTAAAGCGTTTGGTAATTGGTTAATGCTTGTGCTTAATGAACTCAATGATGATGGTAGTGTCTGTATGGCTACACTTGCTGCTCTTGCTGATGTAGCTATCAAACTCAATCCTATCCCTGACTGTTGCAAGCCTGAGCCTGCTGTAGCGATACCTGAGTTAGCAATAGCTGCCAAACCTACGGCTGTTGCTGCTAGAGTTCCAACTAAATCCCCTAAATTAAGGTCTACTAGCATTTTTACGCCTTGAGCCATCAACTTCACGCCTGCTCCAGCATTTTTAGCAGCATTACCCATACTCTCAAAAATACCAGCAACACCATCAAGCACGCTCCTAATAACTGAGCCAAATGACTCTACTACACCTTTTGCGCTATCCAGGATAGATTTAACTTGTTCACCAAATGTCTTAATCAAATTTGTCAAACTATCAATAATAGGACTGATTTGATTGACAAGATTATTAAATGACTCAATAAGTGACTGGATAATAGGAGCTGTTGATGTCACCATCTCAGTAATCGCTGGCACAAATGGAGCGATAGCTTGGACGATTTGGACAACTGCCTCAGTGACAATGCTAACCACCTGGACAAAAGTATCTGAAATAATTGCAACAATAGGGGTTATGGCTGTAGCTACATTGGCAATACCTGAGCTGATAGATGTTATTACTTGGCTAATTGCTGAGCCTAGTGCTGTAATCACTGGAGCTAACCCACTAAATGAGCTGATGATGGAGCTAACTGCTGCCCCCACAGCTAAAATAACTGGGGACATCATTGCAAATGATGAGGCTATAGTAGGGAGCACAGGTGCTACAATTACAAGGGCTTGCGCCAATCCTTGTATAGCCATGTTTAGGATAGTACCTATGGCTGTACCTACACTTACTACCACATCACCGATAGCTTGTAGAATAGTTGCTAAACCTTGGCCTTGAGTTCCCATCAAAGCAAATGCTGCCCCTAAAGCCAAAATAGGTACAGCTAATGCTGCAATGGTTACAGGGTTAATCATAGATAGACCCTGACCAATTCCACGAAAAGCAGCCCCTATGCCCTCGCCAATTCCTTTAGCCATTGTAGCGACACTCTCTCCTAAACTACGGATGACTGCCACGATTTGTGAACCTATTGAGGATACTGTTGATGTGGTGCCACTCAAGGCTGATGTAGCATTACTCTTAAATAGCCCAAAAGGATTGAATGATTTTAAAAAGTTAAACGCTTTGAAAGCAACAACTGCACCACCAATACCTACGACTAGACCTCTCCAAATATCTCCGCTTATTGACTGAGATAATTTTGAAATCCAACTGATAACTAATGAAATAGCATTTACTACATGACCTACAGCAGCTCCTATAATATCCCAAGGGATGACATCTGATAATTTTTCAGCAAGATCTAAAGCTGCAGCTGTGAAATCCTTGAAAGCATTGTAAGCATTTTTTATAGCTCCAGTGTTAGCAAATGCCTCAAGAGCAAATTGAACGCCAGCAGCTAACTCTTGGATGGCTACATTTACTAAAATCACTACATTAGCGATACCCTCAACAACATTACTAAAACCATTGCTATCACTGGTTAACTCCTCAAAAAGAGACTGTACTGTGACTACAATATCTCTGATTGAGTCTGAGATGTAATCAAATACGCCAGCTTTATTAAAAATAGCAAAGAAATTAGAGACCATTTGACCTGCTTGAGCAAATCCATTGGATAAGCCTGAGATAAAACCATCTACATCAATGCTATCCAGTAAGCTCCCTAATTTATCTGCTAAACTATCAAAGTTGATTTTATCTAAAGCGTCAGAAACTGCATTGACTGCCTTAATTCCAAATGAATTGAGTTTGTCAAAGGCTGGCATTAGCTTGTTAGAGAGGCTCTCTTTTGCCCCGTCTATCGCTTGGTCAACCGTTTTAAACTCTGTGGCCATCTTTTGGAAAGCGTCTGAGTTACCTGCTTTGTTCATAGCGTCAAAGAAATCCTCAGTCTTAACTTTTCCATCTTGCACAGCTTTTACAAGGTCAGCCGTAGACATTCCCATCTCTTTTGCTACTGCAGCCATCCCAGCTGGTGCTTGTTCCATCATGATCTTAAAGTCCATCCAGGCTACTTTTGGCTTACTTGCCATCTGTGTTGCTTGAGTTGACAATGATTTCATGGCTTGTGCTGGGTTTTCTGCTGAGGCGGCCAGTCCACCAAAGGCCTTAACTAAGCTACCTACATTTTTAGTACCTACAGCGTCAAGCTGTGAGTAAGTATTAGCCATGTCAGAGGCTGAGTAGATGGTCTTGGTTGCAAAGTCCTGCATTTCAGTCTTAGCTGCCTTGATTTCCTCAGATGAGCGCCCAAAGGCTTGGAGGTTCCCCTCAAATGTTTTCCATGCTTTCTGTGAGCTATTCAATTCTGAGGCCATCTCACGGATACCCCCAGAAACTGCACTGACTCCAGCTGATAAGGCTGAGCCAATCAAATTAGCTCCCAGTACAGACTTGAATACAGAGCCTACTTTTTGCCCTGTGCTCTCAAGGCCTCCAAATAGAGACTTGAGCTTGCTGACTCCAGCTTGAGCACCTGAGCCATCCATGTCAACCTTAATAGTTACTGAACCATCTGCCATTTATTCCCTCCTTTCTAAATTAGTAGTCAAAATCTTTAGGTAGAGCGTACTCTTTTTTGAGTTCTTTCATGCTCTCTCTGTACTTCTTACTGTCTCCCTTTTGAGGCTTATAAGCTCTTATCTTGATAACCTCAGAGAATTTTGTATCACTAGGTAGGCCATTTAATAGAGCATTAAATTTTTTCCAGTGCAAACTATTCTGAGAGTCAATAAGATCAATCCCGTATGCTTGCATGAATGATGAGTAAATATACTCAGCGTCATATTTCAGGCTGAAAAGTCTAGCACTGGTCTCTGATTGGCTCCTAGAGCGTATCTTGCTCTTAATCGGATTGCCTGCTAGATCTAGCACTGGTGCCGTATCTCTAGCTGGAATAAGCCTGATGTGCTCCTCAAATACCATCTTGAAGATACCAGTAGCCTCCTCAGGTGTAAGAGCCTGAGTGAAATCAACATCAGTAAAAATCTGTAAAGCAAGATAGGGCTTGTAAATCTCATCAATATCATCATCATTGATGAGCTCAATAACTTTCAAAACCTTGTTAAAAGAGATATTCATAGGGTACACATCATCACCAAGGACTAACTCATCAGTCAATTTCCTTGATAAATCTAGCATGTTAGTCTCCTAAATATTTCTTGAGAGCGTCTGTGTTGTTACGTTGCTCCCATTCTGAGATAACACCATTGATAGTCTCAAGTAAGTATGCCATTGTGTCTACAGTAGACCCATTTGAGAAATCGTAGACTTTTTGATAAGCCTCAGCGTCAAACAACTCTGTCCATGAGTTCTTAACCATGTCCTGTAGAGCCTCAAAGGCTTTGTCATCTTCTGCATTGGCTACTTTTTCGCCCTCCTCTTTGAGGATTTTGCCAAGTTTTTCCATTTTGTGGATATTATGGTCATTTCCGATAAATTCAAGAGTAAACTCTCCAAATTCTACAGGGATGACATTGTCACGCTTTTTAATTACTACCATTATTTTTCTCCTACTAATTTTTTAATCAAAAATAAAAAGGGGAGCATTGCCACTCCCCCTAAAACACATTATCCGACTACAGCGGACTCCTTAGGTGCTGAGTTCCAGCTGATAGTACACTCAAAGCCCTCAAACTCAGCCGCCTCACCGCCTCCAATTTTAATGCCAGAGACTGTAGCTACGCCAACATATTGTTTTTTGCCATCAGCGTCAACAACTTTAAACCACAATTTGCGCCCATCACCGATTTTAAAGCGCATGCCAGCAATGATAGCTTGAGCCTCATCCTCTTTGATGTAGTCCCCCTCAAATGAGAACCCGTATTTTACAGATTTTACTACTGTTTCAGGTGTTCCATCACCATTGTAGTAAGCTGTATCATCTGTCTCTTCGTCATTTTCAACCTCAGCGGTTGTCACTCCATCTGCAAGCCATTTCCAAGCGTCACCTGTTGGCTCTGTTGCTGCGTTCTCTGCTGACCAAGGCGCCACATAGTGTTTACGCTTGGCGTTTTTTAATTTTGGCATTTAATTTCCTCCATTTACTTCAATTTCTGCCGTCACATCTAACATGTAAATATAAAAGCCTTGGTCATCACGGTCATTAAGGAATGGCTGTGAGACTTCAAGGCCTCTGAATTGATATGAGTTATTTTTGCTAGGTAGCTCTAAATCAAAATTAGCTAGAGCATGGTTGATAGCCCAAAGGATTGAGCTTGTTCTTTGATGGTCAAGTGTCTTGATAGCCACCTCAAAAACAAGGCTGATGTCTTGCTTGCCGTCCATATACTCTTTTAAAATCTTGCCACCTGGCAAAGGATATAGGACTAAATCCTCTTTCTCTGCTAAATAGTCAAGTCTACAAGTAAGAGAGAGGTTTAGTGTGTTGATAAAGTCTCTGAGGACTTCAGAAAAATCATTGTTATTCATGCTTTTACTCCCATTGCTTTTATTCCTACTCTCTCCCAGTCTTTAAGGTGTAGCGCTGTAGCTTTCAAATCCCAGCGCTTGCCTGTTCCAGGTGTGGTGTATTTTTTGAAATAAAAAACCCTAGCCTTGTTGTAGCTAGAGCCGTAAAATTGGGCTCTGGCATAAGGCCCAGGGTACCTGACACCATCTTTAGTAGCTTGACCACTTCCACTGAGGTCACCACTTTTCCTAGGGACAAAGGGGCTCATGTCTGTTAGCATTTGGTTAGCCATGGCCAATTTACCTTTTGCTAAGGCTGTTGGAGATACCTTATTTTCAATACCTTTTAGGTCAACTTTGACAGATACGCTAGTTCCCATCAGATACACTCCACTTCATAGCAAAATATTTTTTGTTTATGTGGATAACTAATAGGCAATATAGCAGTAACTCTATATTCACGCTCACCATCATTGATGATGGCGTTTTTAAAGGTATCATCTAAGGTAATAGGACAATGTTTAGGGTACACAAATAAGGTACTAGGTTTGGACTCTTTACGGCTGTTTTTGGTGCCTTGCACTTGATACTGTCTATCAAATCTGACATGTTTAAGGGTCACTGGGCTCTCTAATATTACTTTTCCCCATCCGTCTTTTTCACCTGTGTCTTTTTTAATTGTTACAGTATCAATCAATAAGCGCTTATCAATCTCTATCATATCCTACCCCCCTATACCCAAAACCTGCTGCCTTTAGCACGTTCAAGGCGTCAAGTGATAGATTATACCTATCGCTTTCAAACGGTCTACTAGTTCCGTTAAAATAGCTCATGTGAGTCCTACCAAGTATCACAGTAGAGACTGCTTGCTTATCATCAGCCGTAGCAATACCACTAGCGTCTAAATAAGCTACTTGATAAGCCGTAGCAAGTTTGACAGCTTTCTTTCTAAACTTGATTTCAGTTTCAAAATCAACAAAATCATAAAGATTATTAAGAAAGAGATTGATAGCTACCTCTGCCCTTGTCAATAATTTTTCAAAGTCATCTACTTCATCAAATCCTAAATCATTAAACTCATCTTGTGTCAAATAAGCGATAGTAACCACCTCCAATAAATAAGAGGCGGTACTATTTACCTGCCTCTTTGGTTTCTTCTTTTTCGTCAATTTGCTCAAAGAACGGGCTCAACTCAGGATGTGATTGTTTGCCTTGAGTATTTAAACTCTCAGCTGTTTTGACATCCATGTCATAGACTACATCCTTGTCATAACTTTGCTCTTTGCCATTGACATTAAAAACAACATTACTTGTTGCTCTAAACTGAGCCATTTGCTTTATTCCTCCACTTTATAGCCATTGTTTTCAAAGGCTGATATCATGATAGGGTCAGACAGGGTGAATGATACCCCATCCTTAGTCAAAGTGACATCAGTTTTAACCTCTACTACTTCCTCTACTGTGTTATCATTAGCCATTGATTACCTCCTTAGGCTGTCTTGTGGACATAAATAGCCTTTTTCTTAGCGTCCAAAACGAAAGCGTCATAACGGATACGACCCTCAACAAGTTTACCGTTGATACCTGGTGGGTTGTCGTGGATTTTATAATCTTCCAACTTGACAGGTGATGTAGTAGCTGCTGGGTGAGCAATAATAAACTCAACACCTGTAGGCATATATGTTGATGGTGTCAATACTACTGGCATACCATCAATCATACCCACTTGACCCTTAACAGTGATTTCTTGTCCAAGGTCTGAGTTTTTGATGAATGTGTCATCAAGTTTAATCAACTTGTAGAATTTAGGGGATACATGCAAAATACGGCCAGCCACAGGGACTAGAGCGTCTGACAACTTAGATTGCCCCTCAAGTACAAGCTCATAAGCATTAGTCTTAGTGACTGCACCTGTTCCAACATGTCCAGTATCAGCGCCTGAAACCATTGCTGATAAACGGTACTTATCAACCTCAGGGATGACTACCTCTGAGATTTGACGGGCTAGAGACTTACCTGCCTCCATAACGCCATTTGTACCTTGCTCAGATTTTTTATCAATCGTGAATGTAAATGAACGGTCTTTAGAGAGCGTCATAGTTTGGACTGTATTACCAAGCTCATCAGCTGTACCATAACGATTTTGACCAGTAGTCTGATAGTCATTCATTCCTGATGTAGCGACTGTGTAGACTTTAACTGTCTCAGCGTCAATAAAATCAAAATCTTGGTTGATAGTGTTAGTAGTAAGAGCCTCTCTTGCAAAACGCTCATCTACTTTCTGACTGAATTTTTCTGCGTAGTTTACTGCCATTTATATTTTTCCTCTTTTCTTTTTGGTATTATACGCTATCAAAGCCAGCAAAAAGGGCTTTGTCCTCTGCACTTAGGCCATCATCTGCATTACTTGCTGATGGATTGCCTGGGACAGAGATATTAGGGTTAGGCTGCTCTTGCACTGTTTGGAATAGGTAAGGGCTTGACTCTCTGAGTGAGTTGATTGTGTCCTCAAGCTGAGGTTTTCCATCTTCTCCTAGCTCAATACTGTCTAGGTTGATGAATTTCATCAAATCCTCTGAGTTGTATGCTCCTACATCTTTCAAAGCAAGGGCAATAGCATTGGTTTTAGTTACCTGAGCAAGATTTGCCTCACTATCAAGTTTATATTGCTCAAATTGGGCTTTGAGTTCTTCAAGCTGTTGCTTGCTCTCCTCACTAGCACCCTCTTTGGCTTGTAAGTCTTGAATAGCTTGAGTCTGTTGCTCAAGTTGTTGTTTTAAGCTGTCATTTTCAGCTTGTAAGTCAGATTTAGCCTGTGATTTTGCATTCTCAATACCTGCACCGTACGCTTGCATGATATTATCAATCACTGACTTATCCTCAATACCTGCCTCAATTAACATCTCACGTTTAAGACTCATGTCTTAATCCTCCTTTTTACGTCACATGGACAAATTAAGACAGTTTTACGCCATGCTCCAGGGCAAAATAAAAAACCTGATGGGCTCCCATAGGTTTATAGTGGTTTATTGTATGAAAAAAGCGCCTAGATTGTTCTAAGCGCTAAGCTACTGAAATACTAAGAATTTCATCCTCAAAATACTCATAAAGAGTACCATCAACATCCAAGCCGATTGAGTCAATTTCCTCATCATTGTCATCTTTGTTACAGTACTCTTGGACAAAACCTGAAATAATTGAGCCGTCTTTAAGCACAAGTTTCACGTTTTGTCTTAAAAAAGTCCATAATTTCATAGCTCGCCTCCATACGTTGGGACAATGTGTGCCCCTGTCTTTCTATAGTGTATCCTAAAGGTGTCGGTTTCAAATATCTCGCCTGTTCGTTGGTCAATATACATGCCAATCTTGCGATTATGTTTTATAACCTCTTTTTTAGGGATGTAGTCAGGATTTGCTTTATACAAGAATTTACCTGTTCCTGAATAACGTTTAATAAGCTCAGCAGCCTCATCCATTGATATTGTCAAATAGCTTGGCTCAATCTTATTACCATTAGCTAATTCATTTTCAATCCTCGTAAGCCACTCATTAGTTCCTTTGATATGAGTCGCTTGTTTTTGTTCGTTGATTTCTGCCTTAATTATACCATCTTTCACAGCGTTTGTGAAACGTTTTCGCATTTCTTTTTGTTCTGCTCTGTGTTTCTCCAGCTTTTCAAGTTCTTTTCTGACTTTAATCTCTTTCTTAGCTTGAGTAAATGGGTCATCATAGTATTTCTCTCTGGCATAATCTCTGTGTAGATAAGGGTGTTGACTCAAAAAGCCTCTCATGGCTCCCTGTTTCATCCTAACCTTGCTCTTATACTTAGATATTAGCTCACTGTCTCCTAGCTTTTCTGCAACATGTAAAAGCTCCTTAGACTTCCTGATAGACCTCTCTAGAGCTCTCTGTTTAGCCTGTACGTTTGCATTTGCTATAGCCTCCTCAGGTGTTAGGTCTTTCAAATGGTCAGGCAAATCAGGCTTGTAGTTGACTCCTGGGATGTATGGTGTCATCTCATGAGTGCAATTTATCCCCTGACATCCAGCAGGATGACCATATCCATAGTCAGCTAAAGCTAAGACACGCTCTCCATTCACTTCTCTAGCAACTCCAGTAGTTACTATCTGATGTTGCAAAGGGGCACACATCTCTCTTGCTGTGGCTTTTTTGTGGTAGTAAAAGGTATCTATACCTAATTCCTCAGCTGGAGCCATCCTGACCTCACGATAGACCCTCCAAGCTGTTGACTTGATGACCTGTCTAGCATAAGTGTCAGCTTTCCACCTCTTGCCTTGGCTATCAGTAAAGCCATAGAAACCCTTTTCAGCCCACTTCATGACTGTATCAGAGATAGCTTTATCTGATGTAGTTAAGCCAGTTACAACTTTTGCTACACTCTCCTCAACAATAGACTGATAGACCTTTCTGACGCTCAGTGGCAGGGTGGTATTGATAAGGTTATCTATGTCTCCCATGGTCTGATTGACATAAGCAGCTAGATTGGTCTGGATGAGTGAGTTATCAGTAAAATCCCCACCTATAGACTCCAGTAGTTGCTCTTTAGTATCCTTGTAGACTTTATATCCCTCATTTTGTATGACATACCTGAGCTGTTCCTCAGCAATTCCTGAGCGCTCTGAGATAAGGCTGACATTATCATCATTAAGCAAGCCCATCTCATTCATTTTCTCAAGTTGCCAGATATAAGGGTTATCATTAAGACTAGCAGAGCCACGCTCTTTGATACGGTCTATTACTTGGTCAAAAAGGTCAAGAGTTAGCTGATGGTAGATGTCAGCAACTCTACTAGCGTCAAGCATTAGTTGCTGATCATTTAGCTTGATTGGTTTCTTCTTAGTCATGCCATACCCACCTCAAAAACCTGTTTGGTGACTTAATAAATATCTTGGCTGGGTTGAGTGGTGGCAAAATAAACCTAAACAGTTTTCTCATGCTACTCTCCATAGACTCCTACATCCTCAGAGCTACGCTCAGCATTTACATCATCAATGACATTGCCATCAATCTCATCCTTGATCTCTTTGGCTTTCTGAGGTGTCACATTGAGTACTTTTTCAATAGCCATTGTGTTAGTACCAAAGCCAGCATTGACTACTTTTATCCAATAATCAAGCTCAGCATTTCTGTCTGTAAAAACTCCATCATCAAGGTTAATGCTGATTTTGTCCATCTCAGGGATTTCACCTGAGTATAGTTTATAAGCCTTGGCAAGTTCTAGCATTGAGACAATGAGCTCTTTTAGTGATTGCTCAACCAGTGAGACGATACTATTTCTCATTTGGTATGTGTCAGAGTTCTCAGAAACAATCTCTGTAGCTGTTTTCATTGACTTACCGTCAAATCCAAACATCCCAGCTGACACGCCTATCTGCATTTCAAAGAGTGCCAAGCCCTCGTTAATAGCCTTGATGTAGTCATCTGACCTGATTGCTGTAGTAAGGTCTGTGATACCTATGCCTTTATCCATGTCCCCTGAGTCAAACTGCTCATAGACATTGTGACCAGCCTCAAACTCACGCTTGACTACTACATTATCACCATTTTGGTCATATTCTGTTTTAATCATTTGGCTAGGCACTGCCACTCTACGCTGACCCATCTTGACCTCCCACATAAACTCATCATAAGTGGTATTAAGAAAGTCTATTGTAGTTTTAGCGTTATCAAAAATAGATAGACCAAGAGGACTATTGATGTCCTTATTGTTCATGCCTGGAGGTCTTAGGTAAGTGAATAGTGGACGGCTTAAGCCATTTAGCTCCACCACTTCCTCTAAATCCTCATAAATCTCTGATAGTGGCACTCTTGAGCCTACTGCATGCTTATTATCAGACTTGTATAATTCATTAGTTACTGTGTACTTATCATTTGACCACTCATGAAACTCAATCAGCGTGTAATATCTTTGCTTGTTACCATCAGCTTTGATGGTCTTGGTCACGATTGCAGCGCTAGAGACATCCTGAGTGTTAGATTGCAATGGCAAAAATACAGGTGCTTGAATAAATGACACTCTTACACGTTCACCATCCACATAAGGCCTCATAGCAAGGCCACCAAGAGCTAAACAGCTCTCAAGGTATCGCTCAAAGTTCTTTGTAAATCGGTCATCTTGTAGCTGTTGTTGGATAAACTTGTTAGCTTGCTCATCATCTATCTTGATTTCAGCCTGTTCATTAAATACTAGGCTTGCAATTTTCTTAGCAGCAGTACGCCCAATAGGCAAATGGTTGAAATCCCTTTTATTTTTGTTACCGTTACTATCTCTATACTCTACTTGAGGGTAACGGCCTGAGAAATACTTAATATTCTCTCTAATACGGTCATACTCTGCTGATGATACTGCTATTTTTGGATGATCAGTGATGTATGTTAGATTTTGAGTAGTCATCACATATTTACTCCTTTTAAAAATATCTTTAATTGTTTGGACTATTCCCATTACTAGCTCCTTTTAGGCTTTTAGATTTAACTCTCTAGCGTTATCTAGGACAAAATACTTGAAACCATCTACTGTGTGATCATCCTCTTTGATGACTTTAGGGTCATCAGTGTTGATGGTCTTGTCATCATATCGGTACATCTTATGCTCCTCAATGAATACCCTGTTATTTTCGGTATTAAGGTAATAAAAACGCCCCTCAGCTAGTAGACTGATAACCATGTCTATCATAGTCTGATTTTTTTTCTTAGCTACTGGGTGCCAGCGCTCTCCATAATCTCTGAAATATTGGTTTCTCAAAGCTCCCTCCGCACTATCAATAGTCATTTTTAATTTAGGCACTCTGTACTGTTTCATGACGCTATCTATAAAATCATGTATCATCACTGAGAGCTCACTAGGTGCCTTTTTGATGGTTTTGCCAGCTGGGCTATAGTAGAAAGTATCTAATAGGATGACCTTACCCTTAGCTGTGAGCCCATAAGCTCCACAGGTTGTAGCTGACTGTTGGTGTCCAGTATCCATAGCAAATGATATGCCTATTAACTTATCATCAGTAGGGAGGCTCTCTAGTGGTTTAAAATAGCTCATGTTATAGACATGATTGCCAAGACCAATGACCTCACCTAAATACATCCATCTGTAATAGTCAGGATCAGTCTCTTTATAGCGCTCTATCTTCTCAATCATCTGCCTAGACAGAAAGCCTAGTCTATCATCAAGGTAGGTGCTATGATGTATCATGTAAGTTGGATCACTAGCTTTCTCAGCCACCCACTCATTTATCCAGTCATAGGGGTTTCTAGGTGGGTTGTAGGTAAAATAGACCTTGACCTCTTTGCCGTTTGGTAATTCTTGACGGATGAAAGTATCCTCAACTATGTCAATATCCTCACGCCCTGCAAACTCAGCCAATTCCTCAAACCATACGGCCATGACATAGCCTTTAGCTATTTTCTGTGACTTTAGTTTCATAGGGTCATCTACACCGTAGAAATAAAAAGCCGTTCCTGTCTTGATATGAGTTATCTGTAAGGGAGATTTCCCAAATTTGAACTGATTAGCTAAGCCCATCTCATAGATAGCCCATCTAATCTGCTCATATACTGACATTCTCAAGTACTTGCCTACTTTGCGTAAGACTACCACATTACCCATAGGGTCATTGATAAAGTCATTAACAAGGTCAATAGAGACCACTGATGACTTAGTAGAGGCACGGCCACCCTTGAGCACCACATGGCTCTTGTTTGTGTATAGGACATCATCAAATACTGGGTTAATCAATTTGGCTAGGTTCAGTGTTACCATTGTACTCACTCCTATCAAATGTAAATCCAGTTATGACTGTATCATCTTCATCATTAGAGCCTAACTGTGCCTTGAGATTATCAATCCTCAAGCGCTGCTCCTCTGTAACAAGTGAGGAGCGTGTAAGCTCATCATAAGTCTTAATCATGCCTCTAAGCTCAGACTGAGCTCTTGCTATCGCTGTGATGGCTCTACTTTGCTTATCCCATGATGTATGAACCTCATAATTTTCACTACCTTTAGCTGTGCTTGCAATGAGCATGGTAGTAGTGTCCTCAATGTCTTGCACATGCAAAATACGTTGAGCATGTAATAAGGTTGCATAAGTCAGCGTTATGTTTTCCCAAAGGATGTCAATAGGTTGTTTATCTGAAATCTCTTGAGCTATCTCATATACCTCTTGAGGGAGATACTTAGCAAACAATCCATGTTTGACAGCGTTGTTGTTCCCTTTAGGTGCTCCATGCCCTAGAGCGTTCTTGCTACCTTTGGGAGCGCCTCTTGGTTTTTTGGAGCGTTCCTTTTTTTTCTTTTGGAACGTTCCTTTTATTTTGGGTTCCCATTTATCTTTACTTTTCCAACCTCGGACAGTGCCAGCTGAAACACCCAAACGCTCAGCA